TAATCCGGCTAAGTCGTTATTTAAAGCTAACTCTCTAGCTTTGTTTAAGTTTAAATCTTTTCCTATAAGTAATTCAGCTTCCATTTCTTTTGAAATAGAATCTTCAAAATCTAAAAGGGAACTTGCTATTTTATCTATCTGTCCTAGTTCCATTCCAAGTCTACGAGCGGCTGAAGCTGCGTTAGCTAATGCTTTTGGGTTGCCTCCTAAAGAAGCTTTAATTCCATCTGATGCTTTTGCTACATCTTTTAAAACTTGATTTTGATTAACTGCAGATCTATTTGCTTTATTAAAAGCACTTGTTTGGTCTACTATACTATCAACTGTTTTATCAATATCCCCGCTAGTAGTCTGGGCCATTATTGCAAGACCTCCTGCTTCATCAGCAGCAAGTCCCATTGTATTTTTTAATTCAGCAGCTCCTGCTATAACTTGAGGTGAGAATATGTTTTGGGCACTCATGCCAGTCTGCTTTGTAAGCTCAGCTATTGTCTGTAGGTAGTCTACCGAAGTAGCATATCTAAAGTTTGCTCCTGCTATTGCATCTGAGTTCTGACCTGTTAATCGTTGTACTTCTGTACTTGCTTTATCTACTTTAAAGAAAGCGTCTACTATCTTAAGTATTATAGATAAAGGATCTAATAATGCCGCTCCAAAACCTTTTGCTAATGGACCTAAACCTGACATTAGTACTGTTAGCTTTCCTCCAGATTGAGCTCCAGATTGAATTGCTGTAGCAGTATCCTCCATCCTAACTTTAGCTTCTTTAACAGCATCGCCGAATCTTCCACCGCTGATTCCTAACTTACCCATCAGACCTTCCATTCCGCCTATAACCGCGCCTCCAACTCCTAAGAGTTTGTTAACTTCTTTTTGCTTTCCTTTTGTTTCTTCTATCTTTCCTGCAATACTACTAATTGCACTTCCTTGATCTATGTAGTTAGAAAGAGCTGCTTTTTGTTCTGCGGTAAGATTCTCCGCCATGTTAACCATGTCTAGTGCAAGATCTAAGTTACCTCCCATAAGGTTTCCTACTCCGCCTAGTTCCTCTATAAACTCTTGAATCTGCTTTACATTATTTTGAGCAGCTTCTGATAAATCCTCTCCGTTAAGTAACCTTTGTGATTCGTCGTCAAGGATTTTTTTATTATCTTTTAGTCTTTGAGCTAAGTCGTCTAACTGTTTTACAGATAGATCCCTTATACCCTGTTCTTCCATTTTAAGTTCTTCTGCAATAGAGGTTATTTTTCTCATAGAGCCTCTAATCTTCTGCAATGCCCCTGGCTGGTTTTTAAATTCCGAAGAGATTGCTCTTACTTGATCATAAAGACTTGTTGCAGTATTATCCATTTCACCGAATTGGGATTGTACCCCTCTCAGTTCATTGCGCAAACTTTGCATATTTTGTACAGCATCAGCTGGCGTTAAGGTTAACGGTTGCTGATTCATTCTAGCTCTCAAGGTATTAATCTCCTGTAAGAGTCTTCTTGCTTCTTCTAACTGTGTATTATCGTTTGGGGCCATTTACTGGATGTACTTATATCATATAAATAGGTAAAGCTCGCTTTATGGGCGAGCCTTAGTACTATAAGAAGGTTTTCTTACTGAAGGTCCTCTAGGAGCTGATTTGCTTGGTGCTTTGCTCTTAGACTTATTCATAGCCTCTTGTTCTTTTTCAAAGTATTCACTTAGTTTCTGATAGGTAAAATTACGTAGCCATATAGGCATTGCATATACAGTATCATGATCGTATCCACCTTTTCCGTGAAATACTATTTCGTGTATCTGATTAAAAATCTGTACCCTATATGTTGGCGTCAGGCCAAAGAAAGCTTACTCCAATCGGAATGTCAACCCCTCCTTCTGGTCCATTTTCTGGATAAAATTTCAAATCTACATCTGGTTGGAACTCTGAGATATATTTTCTAAATGCACGGGAATCTCTTGCTAAAAAATGATTATCTACGAAATCTCTAATACTCTTTGTATCGGTAGCTCCGTTAACAGAAAGAATCATGTGTTTTAATCTAGTAGATAAGTCTGGGGAAGACTCTTTTTGTATCTTTTTAAGACCTTTTATCTCTTGTTGAATCTTCTGCTCATCACCGTGAGTGAGTAACTTAAAGGTAATCTTGTTACCTGTAGATGGTAATTCAAAAGCAAATTCATTAACTCTATCTTGAAATAAGCTTTCATCGAAAACTTTATTTTCAATTAAGGATAAGTCTACTACTTCAGTCTGTCCTTGATAGTTAAATTCGTAGTCTTTACCGTACCCTAGTACTCTTGCTGCAATTAAGATAGCATTCTTGTCTCCTACTAAAAGATCATCATAGTTAAACTTAGTTACAATCAAAGACTGTAATAACTTGTCAATTACAACTCCTCTTTCGATAAAGCCTTGGTTAGTAAGAATGTCTTCTTCTTTAGCTGTCATGTACTTCATTTCTACTGTACCTGATGCTAGGGGATGCTCTTCCGGATATAATAATCCTTTCGAAGGCAAGTCTACAATTTCTGTAGGGAATTTTTGTGTTTGATCCATAAATTTTATTTTAAATAACGTTATTTCATATAAATATATGAAAAATAACTTTTGAAAACAACAAAAAACCCGGAAATATTTCTCCGGGCTCTTTTTATATATATATTACAGGCAGATTAGTAGTTAAGTACGCAGTAGTCCATCGCTACGGTAATTGTTAATTCAACACCATCGCTAGTACCCCAGTCCAAAGAACCTTGGGCCATATTTACGATAAATGCTCCTTTAACGATCCACTCTGATACGATATCACCTACTGGTCCTAAAAGATTCAAAGTTAAATCTTTCTTGTAGAAATCTGAATAACCAGCTCTACCGGTTACTGACTCGTAAGATTGACGTGCCCAGTCCATTACTGCTTGTGCACCTGATGGGTTAATTGGATCGTACAATGTCATATCCATGTTTTCCCAGGTTCTCTTTCCACGAATCTTTCTATAAGAGTTGATGTGATCTAATTTGATCTCCTCATCTGTAAAAGATGGAGCAGTTACTGCCTTAACCATGAATGATGGTATAGCGTCACTGTATAGGATGAATCTATTCTGTACCTTCGGTTCGAAGGCTCTGAACATAATTTCGTTAGAATCTAATACTGCCATTTTATTATCTGTTTTATATAAATATCAATTATTTTAATTAAGCTACAAATGTTGCTCCTGTTGGTTCGATTGTGAAATCAAGTACTACGAATTCTGCAGTCTTAGCTGGTTGTATAAAGATCTGACCTACTATCTGATTTCTGTCTACGATATCAGCTGTATTGTTAGAATCATCCATTACCACTCTGTAAGCGTATAATCCTTGACGTTGAACTACTGATTCTAAGTAAGGGTTAACTATTGCTAAGAATTTGTTTCTTGTAGCGATTGTATTTTGTTCGAATACTAAGTTGTTAGCCTGACCTCCGATGAAGCGTTTCAATTCGATTAATAAACGGCGAACGTTTACTCTATCTAAAGCTGAAGCTTTCTTCTGCAAAGTCTTCTGACCATATACTGCAATACCTTGTCCAGGGAATGTAGCAATTGGGTTAACATTAGAACGATATAGTAAATCACGTTGCTCACGGCTTACTTTACGTTCTGCTTGTATTACGTTAGGAATACCTCCTTTAACTAAACCTGCTGGAGCGAACCATGGTGCTGCTGCACTATCAGTGAAAGCATAAACACCTGGTATAACTGTTGAAGCAGGAACCCATTCGTTCTTACCTGTAGCAGATTGTGTTTGTAACCAAGGCCAGTAAGCTGCTGCATAAGAAGAATTAACCGTTCCAGCTGCTGCTGTTACGTTTGATACTGTTGCGCCGTATTGCTCTAAGTCAATTACTGCGATTGCATCTCCTCTACCTTCTACTAATGAGATGATAGAATCTAATTGTGTTTTATGTGTACCGAAGTCATAAACAAGACCCGGTGCTGTTACTATGTTGAATTGGTATTCGTCTCTGTTATTTAAGATTGAAATAGCATCTGCATAATTTGCTGCTACTAAACCTTGTGTATCTGTATTAGTGATATACTTGAAGAACTTAGCTCCTTCTCCTTTTCCTGCAAATGGTGAGCCTGTTGCATTATAGAATGAACCTGACTGAGCTACCGGTAGAGATCCTGAAAGAGAAACTCCGGCTAAGCTATTAACTGTTACACCATCGTTAGCTAAGTAGTTTAAAGTTGGACGACTTACCGCCTTTACTCTAATATAGTTAGATTTGTTTACATATTCCCCTGTTGTACTAACAAATACTTCTGAACCTTCTACTGTTTTTGATACAGCTTGGTTACCAATTACTCTTTCGATATAATTTTCTGAATTTGGGTCTAATGATAGATCGTTGAATGTTTCTAAGATAATCTTATTTTTTCTACTATCATCTCCTCTACGTACTAATAATGAGAATGTACCGCTAGTATTATTAACGTTTACGATTTCGTATCTAATATTATCAGTATTACCTAAAGCAAGAGATCCGTCTGCGTTATGAGCAGCTGTTGTTGAAGCAGATCCAGTTGCATTATTATAGATAGCGCCTTTGCCTAATGTTTCCAATTGGAAAGGATTAGTAAATGATGCACCTACAGTTGTTATTGTAGTATTATCTGCTGCTGTGTAAGAGCCGGATACTACTCTAGTAACTAATGCTGTGTTTCCTCCTTGTTCAAAGTAACTCTTTACTGCGATTGATGTTAAATACTCATAGCTATTAGAACCAGATTCTATTGTGGTTCCAAATAATCTTTGGTACTGTCCGTAAGAAGTTACTACTGTAGGTTGCTCTACCGGGCCTTTTACTGTTGGACCAATAAACGCTGCACCTACTGCAGCCGCTTGTGGTTGGATAAACGAAATATCATTTTCTCTCGTTAATACACCTGGTGAAATTAATGTTTCTGCCATGTCTCTATTATTTGTTAGTTGGGTTCTAAAATAAATATCTTAATAAATTCGAAACCCTTTTCAAAAGATTTAATTTAACTACGTATATAAATAGGTG